GGTCGTCAGTCAGGCACATCTCGCCGTTGAGCAATGCCTGATTGAGCATCAACCCGTCGAGCATCTCCTTGTCGATGTGGTCGAGTTCTTGACCGAGTTGAAGAATCTTGCCAGCAGCGCCAATCCAGTCATATGAGTTGCCCTGAATGGCAATCCTTCCATTGCGTCGTGTCACAAAGAAACCTGTTGATGTAGCCACACACCAGACCTTGCCTGTATATTTTTCTCTAGAAATAGATTTCTGTTTGATGCGGCTGAATCTCCCTTTGCCAGTTCCATTTGTGAGATTGCAGTTGATTACATAGCAGTTGCCAATCTTAGTTCTGCTGATGACAGGTGCCAACCCAAGTTTGAACATTGTTTCTTGAATATCATCAGCCAATTGTTTGCTAGCAGTTCTGCATTGAGAATATTTAGTAGTTTCATATTGTTGTAAATTGCCATCGCCTTTTACATACGCATCAATAAGAAATCGAAGACGATAAGCAGGAAGATTTTTGATAAAATTAGGAATTCGCTTATTATAAGCGCTGGAACCAAACCATATCTTGAATTGATTAGCAATTTTTTTATTCAGAATGTTCCACGAAGTTGCTTTGCCTTCATATTCGTATTTAGCAAACTTGACAGACAATGATTCAAATAATGAATCTATTTCATCACAATATTCTGGATTGGCTGTCTCGCTTTGACTAATAGAAACCTTGTACTGACATTTCGCTTCGCTATAAACAGCGTGTCCTTCTGACAAATACCATCCAACCAATGTCAAAAAATCGTTAATAGGCACTTTATAACCACAGACATCAACATGTTCACGATCTTGAGCATTGCCATACGTCGCTACCGACCTTATATAACGATCATGTTCCGTGGAATTGGCGAAGTCTTCCGCAGTAATAACTTTGTATGATTTTTTGCGACGATTATAGACAAGTATGTGGTGATTGGGAGTGACTAACATGTCAGCTTTATTACAGTTAATTCCAATCATATTACCGTCATAATCAAATTCATAATATTTACGCGGTTTTTCATAACGCATCTTTTCCGTCACAGGATCAAATACCATGACCTTTTCAGTTCGAGTTAGCTCATCGAATCGCTTCCATCCTTCGTCTGTCAACACCTCAGTCTCTTTGTCGTGACAGAACGCATGGTGCGTGACGATGGTCATGTTGGGGTCATTGGCTGCCACGGCAAGTTGTTGATTGACCTCACCTATGTCAGCCGCTGTTGCTGGACGATCCCTTTCGCCAATCTTGACGACACGAATGGGAATGATGAGCCGCTCAGCCACAATCCAGTTGGCAGTCATAATTTTGGTCTTATATGCCAATGTCGTAAAAAGACGCCTGAGAAGCGAAGTGCCATAAACGCCATAAGGAACTGCCATATGCTTCAAGTGGCTGACGACACGATTGCTTAATGGAATGGGCTTCTTGGAGAGAATAAGCTCGCGAACAGGTTGTGGCATGCGGTCATAAATCTGCCGTGGTTGCTTGGTGCTGACAATGCGGACGATTTCCTCGTCTGGAATGAGGACAATCTGCGGCACGTCAGCATAAACCGTGTCCACAACTTCAATCCAGTCGGGATTCAAGATTTTGATGGCTGAGATATCGCCACCTGGGTGATTACAGATGCGTCCTGTGATGGGATCAGCAGGCGAGCCGTGGCAATTTTTTACATATCTACCATTTGCGACATAATTGTGAGAATCTTCAACAGTTATGTTATAAACTGGCAATTCATCATTATAAAGTTGGACATCTTTTATTCTATAGAATCGATATTTGTCATTTTCAAAAGTCTCTCTTCCCATTTTTTTGTCATCATCATTTTTCCACCTTGAAGATGTTCCACATCGAGGCACAACCAAATAATAATCATCTGTTAATTTTTTTGCTTCTACTAATTGTATATTATTAAAATCAGTTTCTTTTTTGTTGAGATATTTGCTGCCTTTTTTATCAAAATAAAAATTACCTTTAACAGCATAGATTTCATGATTCTCTGTGCATTCCAATTCTGACAAACAATACGATTTTATCGATGCTATTTTGCCTTTATATTTTCTCGACATGGTAGCCGTTACAGAATGGTATTTACCATCCAATCCCAACACCATATCATCAACATTTATCGATTCGATTGGTTTGTGCCCAATATCCGTCGTAATCATCGTGTCAGCAGGAAAACAGACAGGACACGAAATATCCGTGTGAATAAAGACATCCCCGAGCATGAAATATTCTGATGAAATCTGCTTGGTGATAGTCATGAGGTCGAGACGCTTGACTTCACGATCAAAAAACTTGAGAAGTTTCTTCTCTGCATGTCGGTGAGGCCAGGTGAGCTTCATGCCGTTGATGGGAAATTGCGAGTTACTACAGGCAATTCTATTCACAACATAACTATGAACATTTTGGATTTCCAAATCATAAACTTTGCCCGCATAACGTTCATATTTGATAGATATAATCTTTCGATAAATATAATTGCCTTTGATAAAATAAGGAGTATTCCGTATTTTAGATTCATCAATTTTACAATCATAAATCTTATCACATATTCCCGATAATTCTCCACACGATCTTCTTGAAATACGAACGTTATATGTGACTTGACGATTGGATTCAGAATGTCGCGTTGAAGTAAAAGAATACTCCAATCCTAATATATCACAGATATTCGCAATTTGTTCGCAAAGTTTTTTAGCTACACCAACACCTTGACAACCATTATTTTTATTGAAGCAACCATCGCCATCCAAGAAACCCGCAAGAAGATGGCTCAAATTAGATTTGTTCCATTTGAGCACTCGCGGAACCAATCTTTTCGTTCCTTGTTTTGCGGTTCCTGGACAGGCTCCAAAAAGATCATCAGCAATGTGAGACCCATAGGCACTAACTAAAGTGGAGTTATCCTCAGTTAGTAATTTGATGGAAACACGATTTGATCCATATAGTTTGTAAATCGTATTTTTGATGCGTTGAGCAAGAGTGTCGAATTCATCTGCGGATAATTTGAAATAAACACCTTTATAAAGAGGAGAGTTTTTTCTGTTTTCGCACTCATAAGGCATCAAGTAGCCTTCAGCAGCATAAATACCAACTAACCATGCAAAATCATCAGAGACTTTATCATCACCGCCATCATAACAGGCTGGAGTAAGCAGGAAATCTCCCTCATTCAACTCTCCTGCTTTCACTTTTTTGATAACACCATCTCTTTCGGTAAATAATTCATGACCAGATGTGACTCGTAAAGTTGTTCCATTATTCACGCCTGCAATCTTGATACGCAACATTTCTTCATCGGTTTCTCTTTCAAATACTTTATCAACAGAATTAACAGACCCATCGTGAGACCTGATAAGATCTCCAGGTTTGATAGAAGAAATTGCTTTTTGAGTTCCGTCTGCCATCAATACTGGCATTGAAGGCTCGAAACAATAAAAATCGATACCGGCGGCGACCTTGGGTTCCGATTCGTAGAAAAAGCGACATTGATGAACTGCAACTCCATTGGCAGTTACAGTATATTCACCAGGTGCTCTAATATTATAAACAGGACCATTATAATCAAATTCTTCATTCGAAATAACAGGTGTAACAATATAATTTTTCCAGAAAAACCTTTTATTATGCGTTTTTTTAGTTCTCTCGTTTATAGGAATATCGGGTATTTTTCCTGGACAATATTTTTGAAGTTTATATGTCTCTGAGGCAGGCACCGAAATAATATAGCGATGTTTGTGCTTCGTTGAAAACGTTTTATTTGATGAACTAATAGGTTGTCTACTTGAAAATGCAAGAATCCCACAGCGATAAAACATAATTAACAATTGATTTGCTAAATGTGGTGAAATTGTTGTTATTTCAATCTGACCAAGCGTTTTGTTGTATGATCCATCTGATTGAATGTAAGCACCCAACACATGAAGTTGAAGTTTAGAATCAAGCAACATAACTTCATCTGTGAATTTTTTGTTTATTGATTTTCCTTTTATAAGATTGGATGCGAATTCATAAAGATCCACAGAGCTTGATCGTTTAGCCAATAGCTGAGGATTGTTATTGGCATTGTATGTTGGTGTGTTACATTCGAAATCATTAAAGACACTATCTATCGTTGGTAAAACAAAATCTTGCTCATCGGTATTACAGCATATTCCAACAACTTTATGATTAGTTTTATTATTGCCATCACATACCCAACCATCAGAAGCCAAATGACCAGCAAATCGAGCCTGCTCTTTGGTCTTTATAATAGAGGATTGAACGTCTTTGCAGATAGGAATAAGGAAATAATCGCCCTTTCGAACATCTTTAGCGTCAATTTTGTCAATTTCATAATCAACTGTTTTATATTTTTCACATTTATTCCTAACACAAGTAGGAGATTTATTAATACAATTTTTTCTATTATGGTATCTGCACTTTACATTTTCTTTTTTGACTACAATACATTTATGGTCATCAGTAACAATCATTGGAAGGAATGTTCCCATAACCTTGATACGATTGGCTTTTTGACGAACATTTCTTTTCGATGCCACATCTATAAATGCTTTTTTCCCAAGGTGATTTTGGACAAAAACTTCTTTATCATTATGAACGAGGAAGTCGGATGACATGATGTCAACAATTTCTCTTATGTCAGTTAGCGAAAAATCCCCATAATTCGTCAAAAAACAAGGATTTTCATCATTAGAAACGAAACACCATTGATAAATTTCACGGCGTCTACTCGCTATTTGCCAGTTCTGTGGGGTGTGAAGCGGCGAAAACCACATCGGGTTCGTATATGTAGTATTAACCCCGCTTGCCTGCCCTTCTTTGTAGAATGGCATATATGCCGTCTCAGGCAGAGCATACGCATAAGCATCCCCCCTACTGTTGGCTTCGGCTATCTTCTCCTGCCGTGCCTCTTTGGGTGGTTTTGCGTCCCCGAACTTGATTGGCATGTTCCAATCGGGGTCGTCGGGTGTGATTATTGAGCCTTTTGCCATAAATTATTCTCGCTTCTTATTATTCTTCCAGAGCCAGAGCTTTGCAGGTTTCGTCTATTTCCTTTTGTTTGTCTTTTTCTTCCAATAACTGCCGCAACTTTTCAGGGTCTTTTCTATTCTTCCATATTATAGTTGCTAAAAGCAACATGCTTTTAACTCAAAACAGGGACCATATTCTCCTGTCCCAGAAAGTTCATCAAGACGTTCACGCTTGCATTATAATCAGCATCAATATTCAAATTACAGGCAGTGCAGGTGAACTTCTCTCCTTTTCTGGACTTCTTATCTTTGTTCCCACACCGAGAACAAGTTTGAGACGTGAAGGCTGGATTGGTCCTGTAAACGTGGACTCCACTTATTTCACAAAACTGTTCTAGCCTTCTGATAAAACGAGAATAAACCCATCTCTGTAGTTTATTCATAAACTTGGTAGAAATCTTTTTGTCTTTTTTGGTTCTTTTCTTGACATTCTTTAAGTCTTCTCGAATAATGGTCTTGATGTGAGTCAAATCAATTCTCTTGATTTCTTGATTGATATATTCGTTTCTTTCAATCAATGCTTTCTTGAAGGCTTTGCTTTTCTGTTGCTTTCTCGAAATCTTCTCAATCTTTTTTTCAAGTTCTCGACCTACAACTTGACCATCGGACAGGACTGCCAACTTTTTATAACCGACATCAACACCAACTGTCTTGCCTGTTGTCTTGAGGACTGGGAGAACCTCGAAATAAACGTCAATTTCATAATGTTGATCTCGTTTTCTCAGTCTTGCAGACCTTTTCATCTTCCAGTCTTTGAAAGAATTGAGATGTCGATGTCTCTTGGAAGGCAAGAATATTTTGATTTTCTTGCCAATACAAGACAGTTTGACCCAGAAATCGAAGGAGTTTTTCTTGTCAAGAAAGGTCATAAATCTTGAGTCAAGATTGATGGTCTCTCTATGAAATGTCGGCTTCTTCTTGTTTTTTCTTTTGCGTTGAGACTTGACGATTTCTGATGCTTGCTTGCCGAGACATTGTTGCATCCTAGCTGAGAGCCAAGTGTCTTCAATCTTGAAATCGACAAAGCGAGTTTTGAACTTCTTTTGTTCCCAGAGAATGTCGATAAATTCATTGATGACCCTCTTGGACTCGTCAAAAAGGGCATCAATTTTATGAAGTTTGCCAATATTGGCTTTATCGAGAGCGAGTGTTGATTTTCGTATCATTTACTATTATACCAAATCTCTTGTTTTATGAATCAAGAGCTAGTGCTTTACACGTCTCCTCAATCTCTTCTTGTTTATCCTTCTCTTCCAGTAACTGCCGTAGTTTTTCTGGGTCCTTTTTATGTTTCCAAAGCATACTCTTTTGTGCGGTTTTCAGTGTTTTCCATGACTGTGCCACGGCTCCTCCGCCATATGGCAGGCTCCTGATGAATGGCGGCACGAGATGAGCATCCTGTTTCGGATTTTCATGTTGTTGGCAACCTGAACAATACCACTCATTTCTACGGTCCTTCCTGAAAACTCTCGCTTCCCGACAGTGTCCACATCTTTGCACCTTGGTGTCATCATCACTTTGAGCGGTCTTGGCAAGTTCGTTGGGAACGTCAACGACAAAAGAGCCGTCTTTCGTGAGCCAGACTTCAAGCGTGTCTGAGTCTACTTCCGTTGCCTGATTGATTGCTTCTGCCTGTGTGAGAGCGGCATCGAGAAGTGCGTCATTGTCGCTGATGCCGTCAAAACCGAGAATGGTTTCGAGCTTGTCTCTGAAAACTTGATTCGTTCTTATTTGCTGGTCTAATGCTTGTGTGAGATTGTCGTAGCCTGCCCATCCGAAGTTCCAGGGAGAGGCAGATTTTGTAAGAGTTGCTATTTCAGTTTTTTTTTTATCTTCTGCGGCAGTTTTTTTGAAATCTTGGAGATTGAAAGATTTCTTTTTGCGTTTTATTGGTGGAACACTTCGATTAAAATTTTGTTTTTCTTCATCTGTATATCCAGGCCGTTTTTTTTCTTCTGCTGGAATATCATGTTCTGGTTCATACCTTTTTTTTATTGCTTTTCTATCTTCTGCTGTTTTCTTGCTTTTATTACTTTTTTTATTTTGGTCTTTCACATGCTTGATGCAACGTTCTTCCTTTTCAGGAGAGAGGTCTTGACTTTTGCAGACAGCATATGGATTGTATGGCTTGTCAGGTCCTTTGCATTTTGCCACTACTGTCTGTTGTGTCATTTGACTGCGTCTCGAACTGATGGCATTTGAGATGTATTTCTGCATGATGTCAGACATATTACTGCTTGCGTTTTTCTGGTCTATGGCGTCGAGTTCTTCTGGGGTTTTTGCCTTATAGACCGCATTGATTAACTTGTGATACGTATCGATTTCCTCTGCTTGAGCTGTTTTCAGAAAAACAGGTTCTTCTTGAGTTGGAGCTGTCTTTGCAGCTCCCTCGTCAAAAGGGCGGGAGGCTTTCTTGTGCTGCTTGAGATTGAAAGATTTCTTTTTGCGTTTTTTTCCTTCTGACCTGAAGGTTTCTGCCAGATTGGCTCTACGTTTTGTTTTGGTGTCTGGACTTTTCTTGCCCTTGTCTATGCACTCTTGCGTGACTTTGCCACCGCAATAATCAGTGAAAGAACCTTTGTCCTTGACGGCATCCGACATCCACTTTTTGGCCTCTTTTGTTCCTGCCACTTTGCTTTCTGGAAACACAGGAGATTCTTGTTGCTGCAGCATTGTTTGCCTTTTCTCTTCAAGCATCCGCAATAATCTGCTCTGCATTTTCATGCTGTCCGCAACATCGCTTGTCATAACAAGTTCTTCGATGCGGTCCAAATCGTCATACGTCTCAGCCTCAAGTATCATTCTCTCAATTTCTTTGTATTGAGAGCTTCGTTGGCGTTCAGGGCTTTCATGCCGAGGAAGAACAGCAAGATTTTGTGCGGTTTTGAGACCTTTCAACCTATGCTGTATCAGATTATCACGTTCGAACCTTCGTTGTGCCTCTCCTATCGCAATGGTGAGGCTGTCTTGCGTAGCATCAAACTTCATCGCCTCTCTAATTTCATCTTCATTTTTGCCTTGTTTCATCAAGTCGTGTGCCGTTTTCAATATTTTGCCAGGCGTAGAAACTTGTGCCTGCTTCGGCATCTTGGGATTATTTTCAATCTTCTCCTTGTCGGTATATTGGACCGTCTGATTTCCCATCGCTTCTTCTCTACGGTCTCTCTCGGCTTGTGATTGCTCGACATTGTTTTGATCGACGTCTGTCTGCCAGTTGAATGGCTGTCCCGTGTTTGTGGCTGGACGATAATCTCGTGCCTGCCCTTCCTTGTTTCGCATCGCCTGCATTCTGGATTCGGTCACGCCCCATGACGGTGGTCTTGGTTTTCTGGTCTCGCCTGGTTTCAGACGCATCCTGTTTTCTTCTGGGACGTTGCGGTCTATTTCAAAACGTTTATTAAGAGTGCCACCAACTATTTTTCCATCCGCATCAACATATTCACGATTGAACTTCTCCATCTGATTGGCACGCCACAAAGCCTCACCACAAATGGTTTTGTTGTCGTCTATGATGATGCCGTCAAGGCAGTGAAAGCGGCAGATTTCTTCGGACACCACATTCGATGCCCCGATCTTGCCACCACCACGTCCCACAAGTTTGGGACAGACCCTTTTCTCGGTTGGACCATAAAGTATGTAAGCATCACCGAGATTGGTGTAGGCTTCCTTTTCCATTTTCTTTTTCTTGTTTCCGTGTTTGGATAGATTAAATGATTGTGCCATTACTGGTGGCTCTCCTATTCCTGTCGTTACCTCTCCTATTGGTTCTGCTGCTTCCTCACCCTGAACAGTCGGAAGCATCCGGTATATCTGTATACATATACTACCTATTTCTTCCTCTTCCTCTGAACTTCCAAGAAAATCTCTCAAAGATCCAAAAGCATCCGCCGCTTCTTCTTCCATAATGTCGCCGACATTTCTCGTGATTTCCGATTGTGCCTGGTTGAACTGCTGTTCATCACCGCTCGCCAGTATCCGTGTGATTTTACTGATGAAGTCTCCGAGGTCTTCTACCGGCAAAACAGGAAGAAGAGATGTTTGTTCGGCTGCCTGTGGTTCTACAGGAGGTTCTTCAGCGGGCATCTCCATCTGTGCTGTTTTGTATTTTTTGAGATTGAAGGCAAGCGAACCTTTCTCTCGCATCAATTTATTATAAAGCGGTAGATATTGTGGTTTAAACTCTTTATACCACAGTGCGCTGGCAACACCTTCCGCCTTGAGGTTGGCATCCGCCAACGGTCCTTCAATCCTCTTTGACGCTTCTTCAGCCATGGAAATATCGGCATCGCTAACTCTTCCGGCACCTTTCAGTTGATTGATAATAAAACTTTCAGCATCTGGAGTTATATCTGCATCTCTATTGATCATCATCAGCAAATGGACATTTTCCGCTACAGGCTCGAAATCTCGTGCCTTTTCATTTTGAATGGACTCTTGAGATTCCTCTGAAGTATCAATATTCCCCCTAGATTGCTCCTTCATCGTATCTATCGCGGTATTTACTTGGTCTTTGAGAGGTGGATTACCTAATTCGCCCTTATTTTGAATTGAGGTAAACGTATCTGTGTAATCTTCGTCTGTTTGAGCATGTTTCTTCAAATTGAACATTAGTTAGCATTGATTATTTAAAGAGCCAGTTTTCGCTCTCTGCTGCCTTGGATGCTTTAATCTGAACTTCGCTATTTTCTTGAGTTTTCTTATTTGATCGTTCGGTGCTAGCAGTTTTGATTGTTTCGCCAACCGTCTCTTTCGGTATATTTTTAAACTCTTTGTGATCACCGAAAATCCCCATAGCGTTTTCTGGGAGTTTACTGTTGAATGCTGCCTTTGGTTCAGTCACTACCGAATGAACCTTGGCATTTGGTATGAGGTTTTTGTCTGCCAGTTTTTCCTGAAGAATCTTGAGATAAGACTCTTTGAAGTTTGCTTTTTCCTCTGCAATTTTTTCTTTGTTTTGTTTGGTGATTTCGTCGGTGCCAGGAGTTTGAGCCGCCTTGGTCAGAGCATCAGAGTTCCAGATGGTGTTGGGATTTTTCTTTGAACCGAGATAGCCGCATCCTGCTGTGTTGCTTTCGCCTTCAGCGGACGAAATGCCTGAAAGCACCGTCTTAGCATTCTTGGTGACTGCTTCGAAAATCTCAGCCAGTTTCTTGTTGTGCGACTGTCTGGTAGCCGGGACAATTCTTTCTTCTATCTTCGTCACGTAAATGCGAGCCGCCTTTTCAAGAGCCCTTCCATCGAGCCGGTCCTTGAAAGCTGTCTTGGTAAACTCATCCATATGTTCCTGCGCGAGCTTGACGCCAATTCTTCGTGCAGCAAACTTCAATTCTTCCGCAATCTTCGTTCTGATGTCCTCGTGTATCTTGTCGAGCGTTGCTTCGGTGGTTAATCCCTTGTTCTCCCAGTGAACGCCTTGAACGGAGGATGCTTCCTTGACCATTTTATCGGACTGATAGGCACATTTGATGTAGGTGTCCCCTTGATTGTAGGAGATGCCACTTGCGTATTTACAAGTGTCGCAGGCAGAAGCATTGACTTTGCCCGCGTAAGGACACGTAATACATCCAGATGCGACCTTCACCATATTGTTTTTCGTTTGCTGTTCTTTTTTTTCTTGCGGTTTAAACTTTTCAAATAGATTGTTGAAAGTGTCGCCTGAATATGAATGTTTGGTAATCATTATGTTTTTCCCTTATGGTTTTTCTACTACCGGACCAGCGGTTGGAGCCTTTTGCACGGCATTCAATCGAATGCCTTCACTGGTATCGAAATCCGTAATGACATAGGTTCCCGGACCCGCCCAGTTACTTTGACGCAGGAGTTCTAGAATTTGTGCCACTACTTTTCCTTGCTGGTCGTTGCGAGGCTGACCGTCCTTATTGACGACCATAATTTTTTCGTTGTCTTGAGGAAGATTATTAGACAGCGTCCCGGTATCGACAGCTTTGTTGATATCCTCATTTTGGCCCTCTTCAGGAACAGGAGCAAGTTGTGGTTGTGGTTGACCGGCAAACTCTTCCACCGCATCGTCCTGCCCAATGCCGAGAGCTGCCGCCTTGCGAAGCATCCTTTCAAGAATGTCGTCAGCGGCATCGTCATGAGCATTATAAATATACTCTTGACTTTCCATCTGTCGTCTATGTCCTGATGGGACGATCATAACTAGGACCTCCTTTACTGAATTAGCGGTCCTGTATCATCGCATCGACATATGCACGAGGATATTGTGTCAGCCAATACTGGCGAAGCATTTTCTTTTCTTTGGGATTCAGATTGGAAATCTTGACCCAGTTCGGATCGTTAGTAGAGGCTTTTTTCTTTTCGTCTTCTTTCTTTTTCGCCTCTTTTACTTTCGCCTTGATTCCAGCCTCTTTTTCTTCTTCCTCCTCTTCCTTTTCCTTTTCTTCTTTCTTGGCTTCTTTCACCTCGGCTTTTCCTTTGGCTTCGGTTTTCTTTTCCTTGGCTGTGACCTTGCTGCCATCCACGGATTCGCCTTTCTGGAACTCCTCGCTCGCATCAAGACTAATCTGCATGCCCTCACAATCCTCGGCTTTCGCCTTGCCAGCCGCTTCCTTGACTTCAGATTCCTGCTCCGAAGTCTTTTTCTTCACGTCTGGACCCTTGACACTTTCACCGTCTTGGAAGCCCTCGCCAGCCTCTCCCTTGTCGCTGATGACCTGACCTTTTTCTTTGTCGGGCTTGCCATCATCGCCATCGGGAGCCGCTACGCCAGCCGCTTCCTTGAGAACCTTTTCGGCATATTCTTCAAGCGTCGGTCCATCACCACAAGGATTGCTAATGTTTGTGATGAATTTGAAATTGTCCATAACTATCATCTCCTACAATTAACGATATTGCCATTTTTGAACAGGCAATCTTACTTTACCCTTATTTTTTTATTTTCCCTTTTTTATTTTCAACTTTTTTCGCAATTTTATTCAGTTGATAATAAGAAACTGGGTCAGCTTCCTCTGTCAGTTTCATAGCTTTCTTTAAATAGATAGGATTTTTAGTTGCCAAAAACCTTCCCAAAAAATCACTGGCATCATCAATTTCAAGTTTTTTCAATGTTTCCTGAATCTTGTTCATTTCGCTTTCAGTGTCATTGTCTATCTCGACAACAGCAATGGCGGCACATTCACATTCTTCTTGTTCGTCTTCTTCAACAATGGGTTTTTGCTCGATAGGTTCGGTGTGAAGTTGTTTCAGATTTTCAAGACCGGACTGCCAATCCAAAACAGGAGCGTGGTGAAAGGCGACATCATCTTCATCTTCTTCTTCGGCATAGACCCAGAGATATCGTTGAGTCGGTTCTGTAAACTCGTCGCTGTATTTCGTAATGACCGGGATTGTTGTTGTTTTCACGCTGCTTCTTCCCATTCCCTTACGGTATCAGCGGCTCCAGCCTCATCAGCAGATGCAGCTGGACTATCAAGCCCAAGAGCTTTCTCAACTTGAGCTGCCAGTTCGGGATTAACCTTCACTAATAAATCTTTCAGTTGCTTCCATGCTTTCGTCTTCTCCATTACAGAAGCTCCTCCTGCTCCTGCTCCTGCTCCTGCTCCTGGCTCTAACGGGATTGTCCCTGTATCTGCGGCTCCTCCTGTTCCTTCTGTGGCACCTGCTGCCGCTGGTGCTTGTTGTTGTTGTTGTTGTTGTTGTTGTTGTTGAAATAATGAATTACGCAATTTTGCATCGAGTGCCTGCAAATCTGTGTTCAGTTTATTGACCGTTTGGACATTGAGAGGAGATTGACTCACAGCTTGTATCGATTGATTCATGGCAGCAATTTCTTGAGCCGCAGTTTGATTAAAACGAGGCTCTTGAGAAACAATTTCCATATTCGTATATAGAGCCTGAACCAACGCAGGTATCTTTTGTAGTTCCTGCATTGCCTTTTTTAGAAGCGTCATCTGTTGTTTTTCTGTGCCCTCGCCCATTCTCTGTCCGTAAATATACCTATAAATATTAGGCGATACTGAACCCATGCCAGTCATTGCTTCTCCATGCGCTTCTGGAGCCCCAGTAGAAGCTGGAGCCGGAGCCCCAGTAGAAGTTGGAGCCCCAGTAGAAGTTGGAGCCGCCGCTGCCGGAGCAACCGCAGGATTTTGCAGAGCAGTAAATGCTTGATTAATGGCTGCCTGCACCTCGTTGATATTGCCCTTTTGAAGAGCGGTTTCTAATGTTTGTCGTGCTGGACTGTTTGCTGGCATCACAGCCAATGCACTTTGAATTGTTTGGTTGAACACATTGGCTGCGGCAAGTATCTCTTGAATAGTTTGAGTTTGATATTGGACAAAACTGGCATACCGTTTTTGATAAAGCCCCCAATTGACTACGCCTTTTCCTATATTTGCTATTCCCTTTCCAATACCTTTAACGGCATCCCACATTCCTGCTTGCTTCATAATCTTTTCAAACTCTTCAAAGTTCTTATTTTTGTCGAGAGACGCCTCCTTAATCTTGCCCCAAACTGCATTGAGTTTTTCAATGTCCGCATCGAGGTCGTTTTGAGAAGCAATGGCTTCAGCGAATTTTCGAATGACGGAGGCAATGGGAATGTCTTTGAAGATGGCGGCTTTGATGAGTTCGTTCATATAACGTGTGGAATCCTCATTGCTCGCATAACGAACCCACTTGTCATCATAAAAGTTGGAAATGCCGTCTTGATACTCCTTCAGACATTCGAGGACAATTTCTTGTCTCGGTCGAGAGCTTTCCGCTCCTTTGCGTCTCTGGCAGTTTTGAATATTCCTGATTGAACGGTGAATATATCCCATAAAACCAACATATTGGGCAACTTTTGTAAAACTACCAGTTCGAATTAAATCATCTAAATCATCAGCAATTTTATGAAAGCCAAGATTATCGCATTGATCTGCCAAAGAAAGCAGATACTCAGGATTTGATTTCATTATTGTATCCCTCGAAAAATAATTATACTTATATTACAAATAACTTTAATCTACTCCTTTTCTAATTTCGCTTTTTCGCATAATTTCCCTTTGATATTTTAGAAAGGATTTTCTGTATGAATGTGGTATAATAATACAAAGGAGAAATACAATGCCGCAAACGTCTACAGTCAGTGTCAGAATGCCCAATGAATTAATCGATCATTTGAAACAAAAAGCAAGACGACTTTCTTTCGAGCAACACAAAAATATCTCTTTTTCTCGATTAATAACAGAAGCAGCAAAAAAAGTATACCCAATGGAAAAAGAAAAAAATGAGTGAAAAATCAACAATTGAAGAAATGAGATTAGTTGCTCAATCCAAAGGCGGAAAATGTTTGTCTAAAAAATACAAAAATGATTCTGTGAAACTACTTTGGCAATGGAAGTGTCGTGAAGTACCCCCACATATCCTTCCTGAAAGGAAGGGGTTTTCTTGCTGAGAACGGATAAATATACCAAATCTAATAAGGTCTAAATACAAACTTATTTTTCTCAAAGTGATAAAAATCACCAGGCATTATTTTTATATCGGAATGGATATTGTCAATACAGAAACTTCTGATGCCATTAACTGTTCTGTCCCAGCAACACACCAATTCTCGACCCGTTCCTGGAACAAACGTCCCATATGGTTCCACTAACCGCCAAGTGGTTTTTCCTTTTAATGAAGTATAAGTAAATCCGAGACATTGATTAGTTCGCATCGATTCCTCAATTAACGACCTTTCATCTTCAACAAAAAAACGCTCGGGTATTTCTTCTGTAAAATCTTCAATTTCTGGAGGGATTATTGGAGGAGCTTCAGTTGTTTCCTCTGCTGGTTCATACTCATAAATATTCTCAGGCGTCACGACTGGGAGATATTCTTCGTCCGTGAACTCCGCTTCTGCTTCAGGTCCTTCTTCACGAGGATCATCTGGGTCGTAATATTGCTGTGCTATTTTTTTGAACCAACTCATTTGATGAAAATCCTCTTCTCATTTTCATTTATCTCTATTTTCGAACCTACACCAACCCCGTTTTCTTTGAAATAGCCAGAGTTCACCTCAAGAGCATATTTACAAGGAAAGGAAGCGTGTATTGATCGTGTCGATAATGGAATTATCTCCGCAACGTCTGAAACTACGCCCTCAGTCGTAATGAATGCCACGTCCAGCGGTATGTAAGTATTTGCTCCCCAAAAGGAGGCATAAATGACATCTGGGAACTTGAAAAGCATGCCAGCATCCTTGTCCAAAGACTTGCGAAACATCAAACCCTTGGACAATAACTCTGGCGTGTCGGCTATTTCTACATTAACTGACTTCATGCGGCATTTTGCCCTTATACTTTTGCCAATTTGCCATAACCGGACTGATGGTATAACCTTCATATTTGATTGCCCAATCAGCAGATGCACTTTGTATTTTCTGCAGTTTCATAAAACATTCGTTAGCAGTTCCACGAAAAATAAACTTGCCATCTCTTCTCAAGTCGTAAATCTCATTCAAATCTGCTGAAATCATTTTGAGCATAATTTTTCTCCTACGTTTCTATAATTACCGTATCGTGTGTGCAGAAGCGAGCACCGTAAAGTAGCTGCTCCAAATCAGCAACTGTCGTCTCAAACTCTTCACCCAATTGTTTCTCGTCAACAGCAATCGTCACTTCTGTTTCTGGTATATCATTGACGATTTCGCAGTCAAAAGGGAGCCGCCTGACAAACTCCTTGATTTCTGGGTAGGTGGATCTTGAGGCATTTTTATAGGCATCGATTGTATAAGGCACCATCCTCTTGCTTTTGTGGTCATAGTAAAAGGCAATCTCGCCACCTTCGCCTTCGTAAATAATTTCATTCATCTCACCTGTTCTCGGGTCTCGCCACGAGTCCCGCCAGGAGAGTTTTCGCCGCATCTTCTCCGTGTCCTGAACGGTTCGTGCCCTGAATGTGATTTCCGCAGTTCTTTTCACTTCTTGGCTTTCTTCTCGAACGTGTTCTCTTCTTGACCCAGAATGATTTCTTTCAGAGCCTCCTGCCCTCTCTTGGTAAAGTCAAGCAACATTCCATCATAATTGATATAGCCCTTGTATTTCAGCGATGCTACCATCGTCCTATCCACGTCAAACGGTATGATGGGCTTGCCAGTAGCATTCTCCGCGTTCTTCCACAACTTCAGAAGCAGTTCAGACTCGTTTTTGGTCAGAACGTTTCTACTCATATCGATGGCATTCAATGGAAAGACTGCTTTCAACATGTCTGAAGCCAATTGTGCTTTTATTTCTTTCACTTTTTGTCTCCTTTGAGGTATTTCTCTATCTGGTCCGGAACCACCAGTTTCAAAAGGTCGTATTTCTTGAGCAGTTTCAATCCCTTCTCGCTGTCCGACTGCAAGATTTTATCAATCTCTTTGGCGAGACGCTCCCTTGAATACGCCTTCTGTATTTTGACTCTCTGATTCTGCATTGCCTTTCTCAATTTGGGAGCGATAATAAAATCATAACGCACCGCAAATCGGATAGCTCTCAACACAAGCATCGGGTTGTATTTGATAACCAAGAAAGGCGGCAGGATAGCAGTGATGCGTTTCTTTTCAAGGTCTTCTACTGCTCTCCCGGTCAGGTCGTAGAGTTCGCCATTCTGAAGCGACAGAATGAGACTGTTTATTGTGAGGTCTCTTCCATAAATATTATTCAGCAACGGGGTATTTTTGATGCCCTTCTTGCGCATCCATCTGCGAATGTCCTGATTGTGCATGTAGGAGTTGATGCTCTGGTTCTGAAAGTCAATATTCATGCCGTTGTATTCTATGTGTGCGGTTCCTGTTCTGTGATAAAACTGTGGTGTTGTCTTGAGGAACTCAGAGGCAAAGAGACCAGCCAATCTTAACGCTTGATGAGGATAAGCTGAAGCAACATCGATGTCATTGATGTCTTCTGGGTCATCAAGAATCTTGGCACGACAGTAGCCACCCACGACAAAAAGCGAGTTGAGTGAGAAAAGTTTGGCAAAGTTTCTCAACTCAGTGATGATTTCTTCTGCGACTGCTGCTTTGTCCATGTAGGATTATACGAAGATTTGGAAAGAAAACCTGTTGATAGGAATGAAGATATTTTCTTTTGCGCTTTTTTAGAAAACAATGATTTGCAGAAAGGGATAGAGAATGACCTTTGGTGCAGAATTGACCTTTGGTGCAGAATGTATTTTCGAATAAAAAAATGTATAATATAATATGAATACGTCTCTAAAAACAACAAAGTATTCCATTGAAAAAATCAAAAAAATACTAGCAGATAGACCAATTTTATTACTCTCGAAAAAATATAAAGGAATCAAAAATAAGCATCGATTTAAATGTCAAAATTGTAATTTCGAATGGAAAACAAGAACAGACCATATACTTGGAGGTTCCGGCTGTCCAAACTGTGTAGGTAAAGTGCTTACTATTAATGATATGATCGATATAGCCCACTCACGAAACTTTCAACTTTTATCTAAAGAGTATAAAGGTTGTGCATCCAAATATAAATGGCAATGTGAAAATGGGCACATTTGGATGGCGAGACCAGGAAATATCCGCAACGGTCGAGGATGTCCCAAGTGTAAGCTATCTGTTTCAGAAGAAAAATGTAGATTTGCCCTTGAGTTTTTGACTGGAAAATTATTTCCCAAAATAAATCATATGTTTGGATTATTGGAATTGGATGGATATTGTGAAAAGTTAAAATTAGCGTTCGAATATCAGGGAATGCAACATTACGAATTCATTCCATTTTGGCACAAAACACCAGAAGATTTTGAAAACCAAAAAAAGAGGGACGAACAAAAACGAAAAGAATGCCACAAGGCAAATATTGTGCTTATCGAAGTTCCATATACAATAAATAAAAACAACGACACAGAAGACTTTCTAATCGAAATGCTCAAGAAACATAAAATAAAATTAGTTAATAAAAGAGTGGATTGGCATCAATATAAAAGAAAAAATAATAAAATGAACAGCTTTCTTTCTCTTTGCTCAAAAAGAAAAATCAAATGCTTAGGCAATTATTATCCAGCAGCCAATGAAAAAATAAAACTGCAATGTGAAAAATGTAGTCATCAATGGAAGACAGTTACCAAATGTGTCAGAAGAGGACATGGATGTCCCGCTTGCGGTTTTGTTGAAGCACACAAAAAGAAAAAACTCAAAAGAAATGCTTTTGATGGTTTGTGGGAAGAAAAATTGCGAATATTCAATAAGTTCATTGAAAAGAAAAACAAAATGCCTAGCAAGCACTCAAAAGGCACAACTGAAAGAGGAATTGGGGCATGGATTATAAAGCAAAAGTCTATTTATAAATCTGGAAAGATGAAAG